GGTGATACTTCTGGCTCATGGGTAACAAACAATGGTACGGGTCTTGTTGTTTACTTTGATTTGGGAAGCGGCTCTGACTATGAAGGAACCGTAAACGCATGGAATGGTGCTTTAGATGTCCGTGTTGCATCGTCTGTCCGTGTTATTTCAACCCTTAGTGCGGACTGGTATGTTACAGGCGTACAACTCGAAGTAGGCTCTGTTGCTACCCCGTTTGAGCGCAGAGACTATGGGCGTGAGTTGATATTGTGTAAACGGTATTTTCAAATGCTAGCAAAAGGTAATAATCAAGGTTTTGGTAATGGCGGATTTTATTACACAAGTTCTCAAATTATTATGCAACTTTTTATGCCAGTTGAAATGCGAGGAACGCCAACACTTTTTCAAGGAACTGGAACAGATTACTTTGCTATTGAACGGGCTGGTGCCTCTGATGGATTTAATGGATTTGACGGTCTTGGGTCAAACGCTAACACAAGATGTATTGCGGCGTTTAATAATACAAACGTCTCTGGGACTGCTGGTGTAATGGGGCAACTCCAACTAAATAATGCCAGCGCTTATGTTGGTCTTTCTGCGGAGTTATAAAATGTACGCACTTGTAACGCCAATGTTTTCTAGTGGGACTATTTCGTGTACAAAACGAATATTCGACAACGCAATCATCCCATTTGCTCCAGATAACACAGACTACCAACATTTCAAAACCGACATCTTAGAAGGCGCAGAACTACAAGACGCAGATGGTAATGTGATGTCACCCGAAGCCGCACAGGCTTTTATCGCTACGCTACCTTGAAATGACCTAAAAAATGTTTGGCCTCTTCCCTTTTGCGGGTGCGCCATTTGCAGATGTCGGCGTAATAAAAATACCCGTTAATGTAAATGTCACTGGGGTTGAGGCTACCGGTGCTGTTGGCGCTGTAACCGTCACAGGCAAAGCAAATGTCTTTGTAACCGGGGTCGAGGCCGCAGGCCAAGTTGGTACGGCAGATGTATCAGGCGACATCAATACCACCGTTACCGGGGTTCAGGGCACAGGGCAGACTGGCACCGTTTCGGTTGTAGGTGAGGCTAACGTATACCCAACGGGGGTTGTTGCTACTGCCTTTGTAGACGCAGTTGGTGTTTCTGCTGACAAAAACTCAACCCCGGCAGGTGTTCAGGCAGTTATCGAGATTGGGCAAGAATCTGTATCCGCTAAGGCTAATGTCACAGTTACTGGGGTTCAGGGTCAGGGCCAAGTAGGTATCGTTCGTATTGGCATTAGTGTCAACGTAACGGGCGTTGAAGGTACGGGTGAGGTAGGGACGACTACCGTTAGGGGTAAGGCTAATGTCTTCCTAACTGGGGTTCAGGCTACAGGCGCCCTTGGCAATACCGACGAACAAGGTGGTGCTGTTGTAAACCTCATCGGGGTTAGCGGTCTTGGTGTCGTATATACGGGTAATGGCTTCCAAGTCCGTGGGGCGGCTAATGCGCCGGTATTTGGGCTTCAGGGCACGGGTCAGGTAGGGACGGTTGTTAGCCGTGCTGGGGTTAACGTATTTGTTACCGGAGTCCAAGGCCAGACCCAACTTGGTCAAGAAGACGTAGCGACAGAAACTAAGGTATATGTAACCGGGGTACAGGGTTCAGGGCTGCTTAATTCGGTTGGGGTGTCTGGCAAAGGCTGGGTCTACCCGGCTGGGGTTCAGGGCGATACGGCTCTGGGTCAGGAAGAGGCTCAAGCCGATGCCAATGTCGTGGTGTCTGGGGTTATAGCAGTTTGTAATATAGACAACGTAACAGTTATTGCAAGGGGTACTTGTAAAGTATTCCCAACAGGGGTTTCGGCCCAATGTACCGTCTCTTCAACCCTCGTATGGGGCTTGATAGATGACAATCAGACCCCTAACTGGCAAAATGTGAACGATTCCCAGACAAGCAACTGGGTGCAGGTAAATGACGGAAATACCGTACTTTGGGTACAAATCCCAACATAAGGACAAAACATGGCTAGTACATACAGTAATTTAAAAATTCAATTAATGACCACAGGTGAAAACGCCACGACGTGGGGTACGGTCACTAATACTAATTTAGGGACAGCCATAGAAGAGGCCATTACTGGGTCGGCTGATGTGACCTTTTCTAGTGCCACTGTGACCCTGACTCTTACGAATACGAACTCAAGCCAGACGGCTCGTAACCTCCGTTTAAACCTAGTTGGTACTTCCGGTGGCGCTCAAGATCTTGTTGTCCCAGCCATTGAAAAGTTGTACATAGTAAACAACGGTTGCGCCGATACCATCACAATCAAAGTATCAGGACAAACCGGGGTTGCTGTCCCTGCCGGTAAGACTATGTTTGTGTATAACAATGGCACTGATTGTACGGATGCAATCACTCACTTACGTAATCTAACCCTTGCTACGGCACTTCCCGTGGCATCTGGTGGAACCGGGAGTAATACTGCATCGGCGGCTCGTACAGCCCTTGGTCTTGAGATTGGGGTAAATGTACAGGCTTATAACGCAAATGCAGTATTTACTAACGTAGCCCAAACTTTTACAGAACTTCAGTCCTTTTCTGGTTCGGCTACAACAGCCGCTGTTAAAACCCAGAATATTAAAGAGAAGGTCACAATATCTGGCACTGCGGCAACCGGTACGGTTAACTTCGACATCCTTACTCAATCCGTCCTGTATTACACATTTAACTCTACAGGCAACTGGACATTGAACTTCCGGGGTGACGGCTCTACGTCGCTTAACTCAGTTATGAGTACCGGTGAGTCAATGACGGTAGTGTTCTTTGCCACCCAAACCACAGTTGCTTACTATAACTCTGCTGTACAGGTTGACGGTAGTTCGGTTACTCCAAAATGGCAGGGTGGGTCTGCACCGACTGCGGGCAATGCCAGCGGGGTTGATGTCTACAGTTACACAATTGTTAAGACCGCAAATGCAACATTTACTGTTTTTGCGTCCCTGTCTCAGTTTGCGTAAGGATTAAAGATGCCAGTTCTTAGTACAGTTGGAGCGGCAGCGGCTAGGGGCTTTGGTCTCACGGCTAGGGGTTTCTTTAAATTTACAGCGACTATTTCTTCAAATTATATAAATTACAATCTTAGGGCTGAGGCTGTTGCGGCTGGCTGGAATCAAATAACGCCACTCGATGCTTATGTGACTATTAATAATGGGGTTACGGTCTACTCAGCTTCAACATCGACCCCTGCGTTTACAACGGGAACTTCATACCCTTCAGGTAGCCGCCTTAATCTAACTAACAATGGGATCATCTTAGGCAGGGGCGGTAATGGTGGTAATGGTGGAAGTCCTTACCCACCCCCGACGGCATCTGTTGCCGGATTTGCAGGAACTGCGGGTGGTAATGCATTAACTACAACAATTACCGTAAATCTAACCAATAACAACCGAATCGCTGGTGGTGGTGGCGGTGGTGGCGGTGGTAGTTCATTTGCATACCCCGGTGGCGGAACAGGGGGTGGTGGTGGCGGTGGTGGTATAGGAAATGGCTCAGGTGGTAATGGAGTATCTGGATTTGGTGGCGGAGGAACAGGTTCACCCGGTACTGCTGGAACTCTTACAACGGCTGGAACAGGCGGCGCTATTGGTAGCCCAAGTGCAGGCCCCGGGGGTAATGGTGGTGGATATGGTACAGCAGGTTCGACAGGCGGAGGTGCGGGGGGAGCAGGCGGTGCAGCCGGTACTTCTATCTCTGGAAATTCTTTGGTTAACTACATCGTGACTGGAACAATTAACGGGCCAACCGTTTAAGGATAACTATGAAAAGATTATTTGAAGCCCAAAAGATTGATGGCGTTAAGCACCCTCAAACCGAAATCACACAAGTATGCGCCTCTTGTGGATACGACTTAGACGAGCATGAGTTGGAGGCAGATACCTGCTCTGATTGTGGTGCGCCGCTTCGTTTAAAGCAGTCTGTATCAATCTGGGCAACTTCGGTACCAAAGGCTGGGGCTACGGTCTGGGGAAAATAATGTATGTCAGATCTAGATCCGATTATCGGTACCGCCAAGGCGGCAACCCAGAGCATTAAATCTGCTATCCAATCGGGTAAGGAGATAAGTTCAGCCGTTGAGTCGATTCAGAATTTTGGTATGGCGGAGGTCAAAGCCCGTCATGCTTTTAAGAATGTACGTAAGAATACTGAAGGTGAAATAACAATCATGACCGCTATGGCGGAATGGCGCAGGCTAGATCAGATACGCCGCATGGAGTTAGAAGTACGAGATTTTCTGGTTCAGCAGTTTGGGCACTTTAAAGGTGAAGAAGAGTTTGAGAAGGTCAAGAAGATTAAAGAGGACATGATTGCCCGTTATGCCAAAAGTAAAGATGCACTGGGCAGGGATGTAGCGAAGATGCGGGAGTTGCAGATTATTTGTGTGATGCTGGCGTTTTTGGTGGTTACAATTTATTACATTATGAAGGGTCATCTGTAATGGCTGAGAAACTAAACGCTAACGACACGCTGTCTAAAGTGTTGGCGTATGTTGACTCGCCGTTTAAACTCTTTGCCCTGATTCTCATGGCGGTGCTGGCCTTTGGCGGTTGGATGCTGTACGACAACAAAGACTTAATCGTAGGCACCTATAAGGAAAGCCAGAAACTCCCCGAGATTGTTGAAGACCGTGTGGATGATGCCGTATCCCACATATTTAAGACCACGAGTGCTACTACCGTGGCGATATTTAAGGTCAACCCCCTGCTTGGAACCCGAGTGCAGTATCGGGCATACACCAAAGAAGGTAGGGACAAGACTAACGACGGGTTGGATGTAGGACTTTTTACCGCTAACCAATCCAATAATCAGGACGTAGTAGACCTCATGGCAGGCAACGTACCATGCAGTGAATACAAGGCAGCACAGTCAGAGATTGGCCTTTGGTATATAGATAAGGGTATGCGGTTTGGGTGTCGAATCAGTATCCCGCCTGAGCCTAGCCGGTTTATAGGACAGATTACGGTGGGATGGGCAACTCCTCCCGCTGATTTAGATCAAACCCGGGCGATGCTTAATATCGCCGCAACCATGCTTTCAAGGAGTAAGAAATAATGTTACCTATAGCCGCATTACTAAGTATAGGGGAAAAGGTTCTGGACAAGGTTCTGCCTGACCCAGAGGCACGGGCCAAAGCGCAGGCTATGCTTTTAGAGATGCAACAAAAGGGCGAACTTGCCAAACTCCAAGCCGACATGAATGAGCAGGATAACTTGACCAAACGGGCTGAAGCCGATATGAAGTCGGACTCATGGTTATCTAAGAACATCCGGCCTATGACGCTAATCTTTATTTTGCTGACCTACACCGTATTTGGGATGATGTCCGCTTGGGAGATTGAGGTAAACAATAACTATGTAGAACTCTTGGGCCAGTGGGGGATGTTAATTATGTCGTTCTACTTTGGTGGGCGCACCCTTGAGAAGATCATGGATATGAAGGCCAAGAAATGAACTTGACCGCTAACTTTTCTCTTGCCGAGATGGTGAAGTCTGATACTGCACTGCGGCATGATATGGACAACACACCGGGGGAGGCTGAGATTGCTAATCTTAAAACACTCTGCGAAAAGGTACTCCAGCCCGTCCGTGACCACTTTCAAACCGGAGTCAAGGTCAACTCAGGGTTCCGACATCCCGAAGTCAACGCAAAGGTGGGAGGCTCCAAAACGTCCGACCATTGTAAAGGACAAGCCGCTGACATTGAGATTCCCGGTATTGCCAACGCGGACTTAGCCGTGTGGATTATGGACAACCTTGAGTACACCCAGTTAATCCTTGAGTTCTACACCCCCGGCGTGCCAGATTCGGGTTGGGTGCATGTTTCCTACGACCCCGCTAATTTAAAGAAGCAGAACTTGACTGCTACTAAGCGGGACGGTAAAACGGTATATCTGCCGGGGCTTGTAGCCTAGAAGGTACGTCATGCCATTTATAAAACTTCAATTTAAACCGGGGATAAACCGGGATCAGACCAACTACTCAAACGAGGGTGGCTGGTACGAGTGCGACAAGATTCGGTTTAGGTCTGGCTATCCTGAAAAGGTTGGCGGCTGGTTAAAGGTGGGTCAAAATACTTTTCTTGGGGTGTGCCGTCAGATGTTTGGATGGATTACATCCTTTACTGATAATTTCTTAGCCATTGGGACAAATTTAAAAGTTTATATTGAGGCTGGTGGTAACTTCTATGACATTACCCCAATAAGGGCAACTTTTGCCACTCCTGATACAGATAACTGCATATCTACTACAAATACCTCGCCTGTAGTAATTGTGGCTATTGATGCTCATGGGGCGGCAGATGGAGACTATGTAACTATTTCTGGAGTAGCAGGTTCAGGATCTCCGGTAAATATAGGGGGTATCCCAGTAACAGAAATAAATGCCGAACACACAGCCACAGTTATTAATGCCAATGCCTTTAGCGTAACGGTTGCTACGTCGGCTAATGCGACCGTTTCCAGTGCCGGTGGTACATCAATAAACGTTACTTTCCAAATTGAACCCGGCAATGCGGCATTAACGGCTGGTTATGGTTGGGGTACAAGTGTCTGGGGTGGAGATCCGCCGTCTCGTGCTTGGGGCGTTGGTTCTGTAGAGCCTGTATTTTTACCACAACGAGATTGGTGGTTTGATAACTTTGATAACGACTTAGTAATGAACTACCGTGATGGACCAATTTATTACTGGGAACGTGGTAGTTCGGTAGACCCAAGCACAGCCTTGGCTACACCGGCTTTTCTTTTAGAAGACCTAGCAGGAGCAACTGATGTCCCCGTCCAAGCCATGCAAATTCTTGTATCACAGAACGATAAACATCTTCTCGCTTTTGGGTGTGTGCCTTATGGTTCTACTAGTGTGGCTGATTTTGATCCCCTTCTTATTAGGTGGGCTAATCAGGATGATCCGGGCAACTGGACGCCTTCACCTACCAACTCTGCGGGATTTTTAAGAATTTCACGAGGTTCACAAATTATTCGTGCTCTTGCTACACGGCAGGAAATTTTAATTTGGACTAACTCAAATCTTTATTCGCTACAGTTTACTGGTACTACAGATGTATTTAGCCTACAAGAACTAGCAGATAACATATCAATTATTGGCCCAAGATGTTGTGTAGCCGCAAATAACGTAGTTTATTGGATGGGTCAGGATAAATTCTATGCTTACTCAGGTCGAGTTGAGACGCTGCCTTGTACATTACGTAACTATGTATTTTTAGATCTAAACTACAACCAAGCGGATCAAATCGTATGTGGAACAAATGAGGGTTATAACGAAATCTGGTGGTTCTATCCAAGTGCCCAATCTAACTGGAATGATCGGTATGTGGTTTATAACCATTTAGAAAGAGTCTGGTACTACGGAACTATTGAACGCACGGCTTGGTTAGATAGCGCCTTAAGACCATTGCCACAAGCAGTATCGACTGCACAGAACTCAACTACAGGCTATTTATATAACCATGAGTCTGGTGTTAATGATGATGTTTTGCCAATGAATTCTTATATTCAGTCTTCAGACATTGATCTAGAAGATGGTGAACAGTTTATGTTGACACGACGAATGATTCCAGACGTTAACTTTAACGGTTCTACGGCTAATAACGCTGAGGTAACTCTACAGATACGGCCTCGTAATTTTCCGGGTTCTGCATTTACTAGCGATCCTGCTGATAGCCAGCCGGTAATTGAAACATCAGTAGGTCAATATACGGATCAGGTATTTGTACGTGCCCGTGCCCGTCAGATGGCGCTCAAAATTCAATCCACAGACTTAGGTGTTCAATGGCAGTTAGGTAGTCCACGTATTGATGTTCGCCCGGATGGTAAGCGATGATTGGTAAGAAGTTCGTAGCCCCCGCGCTACCTGTACCTCCAATTGAATATGATCAAAAATATGATACGGATTTAATTCGTATTTTGCGTCTTTACTTTAATCTACTAGATAATTACTTCCAAACCACAATTCTTGACGCTTTAAATGGCGGGGTTGGTGGTAATGGCATCACTTTTCCCCACATAGCCGCATCAGATTCTACAGATCAGTTAGCCACGGCAAGCAATACGGCTACTTTGGTTAAATGGAATACATTAGATTCTGGTTATCTCTGGACGCTTAATGCGCCCGGGTCGGCTACGGCTGATGTGGCTGGGGTGTATAAAATTACGTATCGCCTACAACTTGTTAATACTGGTAATGCTGTTCACGATGCGGTAGTTTGGATGAAAGTAAATAACGTAGACGTATCAAATTCAACTACAACATTTTCTGTACCAGCCCGTAAAAGTGCAGGTGTTCCTAGTTACCTTTCGGCCTACTCTGAAATTACTTTTGAGGTTGAAGTGGGCGATGAGATAAAACTGTATTGGGCTACTGACCAAGCCTACGCCACTTCTCCAGCAACCGATGGGGTCTATATGCTCCATGACCCAGTTCAAACCACTCCCTATGCCCGACCAGCCATACCGTCGGCAATTGGCTCTATAACCTATGTTTCCGCAATTAACCCGTAGACTTGACTTGACAAATTCAGGATAATCTCGATATGAACTATAAACAGACCGCTCAACAACTTGCCAGCAAGGGTCGCTATGGCGACACAATGCTGATGCATGTCAGCCCTAAAGAAGTTGCCGGACTTCAGTATCTAGGCGGCAAATACGGGACAAAATTGACAGTTAACCCATCTACGGGTTTACCCGAAGCCTTTAGTTTTAGTAGGTTTCTACCCATGATTGCCGGGGCGGCATTGGCTCCTTATACAGGGGGTGCATCTGCTGCGCTTATCGTAGGGGGTGTAGAAACCGCCCGTACTGGCAACATAATGAAAGGGCTACAAGCAGGTCTTGGAGCCTATGGTGGGGCTAATATCGCTTCTGGTCTAGGTACTATGGGGGCTGAACAAGGGGTAGCCAACGCTACTGCCGCTAATTTAAATGCTGCGGGACCAACTGCAGCCATGGGAGATCTAAGTCAAGGTATTAGTTACCAAGGTGCAGATGTATTGCCTAGCATAGCGCCAACAAACGTAACCGGGTCTCAAATTCTTGCAGCGCAACAACCCGGGCAGTTGGAATCATTTATTAGCCAACAAGCAGGCGGCGCGGCGCCGGGTACAGAAGCATACAGGCTGGCTGCAGAAAATTATGGGACTTCTGCTTTTAACGCCCAACAAGCTGCCCCTGCAAATTTAGGAACCCCAGACTTTAGACCTACATATAGCGACATTGGTAAGGGTGTTCAAAGGCTTGGTACTGCTGAAGGCATTTCAAGTCTTGGTTCTTCCGCTATGGCTGATCCTATGAGCACAGCAAAAATGGCTGGCTCTGTACTACTTGCCTCTCAAGAAGAGGAAGAACCGTATAAAAAACCCGAAATTGACCACAGCAAGTACCCAAAAGCCGAGGCTTACAAACGGAACTTTAGAGAAAATCCAGATCCATCTGTAGACCGCGAATTTGCATACTACGAGCCAAACGCTTTATATGTAAAAGACGGTGGGCAGACTAAATACAATGTAGGTGGTTTGTCTGGTGGGTATACCGACTACATGCAGCAACTTCAGCAGATGATTAATATGAAGGGTGGTGCTAATCCTGCGATGCCTGTTCAGTCTGGAAGCCCTCTTCAGGTGATGGCTGAAATGTCAAAATCTGGACAAATGGGTAAGATGAAAGCCTATAAGACCGGCGGTCTTGAAGACGGCGGATTTGTTTTACGTGCCTCTACTGTAAACGGCGTAGGCAATGGTAGTTCGGAAGCGGGACTAAAGTATTTACAAGAGAAACTTGGTGCGGTGCCTATTAAAGGCAAAGGTGATGGAATGAGCGACTCTATCCCAACTTCTATTGAAGGCCGACGTAAAGCACTTGTGTCTAATGAAGAAGCCTATGTACCCCGTAACATCGTGGCTCGACTTGGTGATGGAGATATAAACAAAGGCGCTAATAAACTAGATAAGTTTATGAAGCGGGTAGACAAGGCTAAGACAGGAAAACCAAGGCCACCAAAGCAAATTAATCCGGATAATTATTTGCCAAAGAAAAAGTCCTATGCTTAGAACTATTCACGGTTGCGACTTTTCTGATTGGATTCTTGAAAGAATGCCGGTCAAAAATGGCAAACCACGATGGTATTACACAATTGGTATTGGTAACGAAAAGAAGTTATTGGGTGCTGTAATTTTATTTGATTACGATGGCACCAACGTATATTTTGGTGGTGTAAGTGATGGGGCTAAATATTGGCTAAACAAACGAATCATTGGTGAAATAGCAGATTTTGTTTTTAACCATTTAGGCTGTGTTCGTGTAACTGCCCGTACTCAACCAGAAAACACGAAAGCCCGTCGGATGCTAGAAAGTATTGGATTTGTATGTGAAGGCATCATGCGTCAAGGTTACGGCAACAAAGATATGTTGATTTATGGGATTTTACAATCTGAAGCAGAACGTTGGATGAAACGTAAAGAGGTTGAATATGCGCAATAATTATGCGGCTCTAGAAGCCGGGTGGATACCGGGCAATTTAGACGCCTTTAAACCTAACGCTGTAGGCAAAATTTGCTTATACGATAGCGGCGGCGGTGGTGGTGGTCCATCTGAGTCTACGACCTATACAACTAACCTGCCTGAGTATGCTGAACCATATTACACACGGATGGTTGAACGAGGGGAAGCACTCTCTCAAGAAGCCTACCAACCATATGGTGCCGAACGTATTGCTGGGTTTACTCCCGGTCAGCAAGGAGTTTTTAGCGAAACTATGGGGATGCAAACCCCAACAGGTTTTGCCCAAGGACAGGCAGGCACTCAAGGAGCACTTGGTCTTGGTATGGGGGCCGCTCAACAAGGTATGGATCCAATGGCATATCAGCAGTATATGTCTCCATACCAACAGAGTGTTACTGATATAGCTAAACGCAAAGCCGCTGAAGATGCACGCATGATTCAGCAGGCAACTAACTTAGGCTCTGTTCGCCAAGGTACGTATGGGGGCGCACGACAGTTACTTGCACAAACCGAACGCGAAAGGGCTTTAGGTCAACAATTAACTGATATTCAAACTAAAGGTTTGCAAGACGCGTATACACAGGCTGTCCAACGTCAACAGCAAGCAGCACAGTTAGGTATTCAGGGTGGTCAGTTTGGTTTACAGGGCGCTGAACAACTGGCTAAACTTGGTACTCAAGAGCAGGCTGCAGACTTACAACGGCTGCAAGCACAGCAATCGGTTGCTAATGCAGAACAACAAATGGAGCAGCGTAGGCTTGATCAATCCTACCAAGACTTTTTGGCACAACGCGAATATCCGTATCGCCAACTTGAGTTTTACAACGCCATGTTGCGTGGACTTCCGGTACAGGCTAATACGACTTCTTCACAATACAATGCACAACCTAATATTGCACAACAAGTTTTGGGTTATGGCATTCCTGCGCTGGCTTTATCAAAAGCCTTTGGCGCTTCATAAGGAGTAATATTATGCAACTAGGATTGCCGGGAGGCATTGAAACACGTAAAAAAGCATATCTTGGTGTAGGCATGGACGATTTGCTTGCTAAATATAGTGAGGCCGAACGCAAACGTGACTTACCCGAAATGCTGGCGTTACTAGATATTATTCGCGCTGCACCTAAATCTGTAGAAGGTCCTAAGACTACTGTTAAAGACGATTTAATGGCTGCAGTTCAACCACAGCAACAAGCCATGATGGCGCCACCTGCTGCTGGTGTAGAAGGCGCATTAACTGCAATGGAAAATCAAAACGCTCCAGTTACAGCAGTTAATGGGGGTATTATGAACTTTGACGATGAAGCTGGACGTGATGGTTTTGCCGAAGGCGGAGTCGCACGGTTTCAGTTTGGGGGTGCAGGTACAGTTGCTCCGTTTGCTAGTTACGCAGGTCTGTCTTTTGGCGACATTGAGCGTATGGCAATGATGGGCGACCCCGAGGCTCAAAAAGAATTAAGCAATCGGATGCGTTCAGGTATTAAACCTGCACCTACACCCGGTCCTGGCATTGGACCTGCTTCACCACAAGTAACTGATAGGTTTGGTTCACCGGGTAAGATTCCTGCTGGTGTTCCCGGGGCTACTGCTGTACCTACTCCTGCCGCCGCTGGTCCTACTACTCGTCCGGGGCTTGCTTCACTAGCAAGCCGTGTGGCTAAAATTCCGGGTATGGGGCTTATTACAAGGCATCCATACGCCACCGCTTTAACTACAACTGCTGCTTTAGGACAACCGCTTGTTGATCGTTTGATGGCTACAGATCAGGGTACTCCGTCTGCTGAACTTGATCCTATTGCTGCTATGCAAGGCACACAAGGTGGTATTGATCGTAGTGTTACAGGGGACTCTAGATTCACGACTCCGTCTCCACGGGATAAAGGCGCTCCTACTCCTTCTCCTGCTGCTGTACCTCCTGCAGGCAGTCCCAGCGGTGTTGCTAAGTCTGGTTTGCCTTCATTACCATTTAATTTGGCTGATTTAAAACCCAAGAGTATTGAAGACCTTATAGCCGAACGTAATATGTATGAAGCAAAACTAGATAAACAAGGTCTTAGGTCTCTTAAAGATGTCCAATCAGATCTTGAAAAGTTTCGTACTGAAGGTAAAGAACGTGCTGAGGCTGATCGTACGGCTGCTAAAGAAGCATTTAAAGAAGAATTATTATTAGGAGCGGCTCTTTCCGCCCCACAACTTCTTAAAGGTCGGGGATTAGCGCAGGCTGCAGCCCGTGCAGCCGAAACATTTAGCCCCCTAGCCATGAAAGCCATGGCAGGTAAATCTTCGGCTATTAAAGAAGCCAACAAAGCAGAACGTGAGTCTGCTGATAAATTTAAACTTGCTCAGTTGGATCTTGATAAGGCTATTCGTGCCGAAGAACTTGGTAAGTTTGATAAGGCAGCATCTCTTCGGGCTGATAGTATGAAGATTTATACTCAGGCTATGTTAGATAAGTATAAAGCTGATGTATCCTATGCTGCAACAATGGGTTATGTAGATAGAGTAATGGCTAAAGGTATGGTTGATGCGGCTAAAGAACAAATTGCGGGTTTACAATTAAAGAAAGAATTTAGGGACCAACCAATTGAAGTTCAGCAACGAATTATTAATTCAATACTTCAGGGTGCTGTTGGGCAAGGTGGACAGCAACGACCTAGGATTACTGACGTTCCCGGACAATAAATTATGCGAATCGTAGAAGATCCAGCACTGGGCAGGCTTACCTATCCAGACGGCACTCCTGATGATGCTATCTATGCCGACATTGACCGGCGTTTGATGGGTCTCCTGACTCCTAAACCTAAAACTTCTGCGTTTGGGCAGTTAAAAGAATTTGGTAAACAGTTGCTCCCCGGTGCTGGGGGAATGCTAGAGCAGGCTGCTATTGGTGTTGGTGGTACAGCGGCAGACGTTTTACAACAGAAGTTTGGTGTTGGTCCCGGGGCTGAACCTGTTGTAAGTGGGCTTACCGGCCTTACTCAAAAATACGTAAAAGAACCACTGGCTGAATACTTTAAGCCAACCGAAGGTTACGAAGTTGCTCCTAAATTAGGTCAAGCAGTTGGCTCTGTACTAGGTCTTGCCGCTACGCGTGGTATTGGTCGCGGTGCTCCTCTGGCTACTGGTATGGGTGCGGGGGCTGGTGAACAAATTGAACGGGCAATGGAGGCTGGCGCGGCTCCTGCTACTCGACTTGAGGCTGCTCTTTATGGTGGTGCAACCGGTATTACAGAAGCCATTCCTATTGAGTTAGCGTTTGGTCGAGCAATGAAATTAATGCCCGGTTCAATTATGAATCAGGGTTTACAGTTAATACGGAACGCCGCAATTACCGGTGGCGTAGAAGGTGCCCAAGAAGTAGCGCAAGGATTCTTGCAAAACCTTATTTCCAAAAACTTATATAAACCCGACCAACAACTTATTGAAGGTTTAGGGGAGCAAGGCGCTTACGGATTCGGTGCCGGTGCAATTCTTCAGTCTGCGCTTGATTTAACCATAGGCCGTCGGGCCATGAAAAAACGGGCTGCAGCGGAAAAACCCGAAGAAGCAGCAGAAGAAATCGCTACTGAGGCCGCTACCCCCGAGTTGACGGAAGAAGAAAAGATTGCTCGTAGACGACAAGAGATTCGTGCCAAGCAATTAGAGCAAGGCATCAATGTTATTTCTGAAGAAGATTTAGAGACTCTTGGAATCGCTAGGGGTAAGAAGGCTGACAATACATTTTCTAAACTGCTTAATAAAAACCTGTCCGATCCAGATCAGTTTGGGCAGGCTGAAAAAATACTTGGGGAATACCTATCTGGTAGCCGCCAAAAGTTTAATGACATCTCAACCATTGAGAAGGTACTTGATAAGCAGATTGCCGGGGAACCGTTAAACCTATTTGAAGAACTTGTTGTA